TTCTGTTTTTCCTTTCCTCTAATACCGAATTCCACCACTGCACATCTGGAATGGAGGGGTTCCAAAATCTTATTCTTGTAATTGCAAGTAAAGATGAATCTACAATTTCCTGCGAACTCTTCAATAAATGCTCGTAAGAGAAGTTGTACATCGTTACCTGTGTTGTCTGCTTCATCGATAATGATAACCTTGTGCTTCGCTTCTGACGCAAGCGAGACTGTCGAGGCAAAGTTCTTAGCGTTATTACGGACGGTATCGAGGAACCTACCTTCGTCTGATCCATTAATGACATAAAAGTCTACTCCTAATTCGTTACACAATGCCTTTGCTACCGTGGTTTTACCGACACCAGGCGGTCCAGCAAGAAGCATGTTTGGTATTTCACCCTTATTTAGGAAGTCTCTAAAGGTTTTCTTAATATTCTCTGGGAGAATACATTCTTCAATTGTTTTGGGTCTGTATTTTTCAACCCATATAAAATCACTCATTCTTTAGTTTTTCTAAGATGTGTGTATATGCTTCTACTATATCACCTTTTCCCTTTCTAAACAAGTCTTTATCGAAACTTTCTTTAGTACCTTCTTTCCAGAGCCGCATCCCGTCAGGTGATAGTTCATCAGCAAGGAGTAAATTTTGTTCAGAATCATAACCAAACTCCAGTTTAAAATCAACAAGTGTTAGTCCAATCTTACGAAAGACTCCTCTTAGTATAGCATTAATTTCTCTTGCATGGTGTTGTAATGCTGCTATCTCTTTTCCATAACCCATTAATTTGATTCTATCTTCTGTAAGTAAAGGATCATCTTTTTCATCATCCTTCAAATAAAACTCAACTAATGGATAACTAATAATTCTTCCTTCCTTTAAAGTAGTCTGTCTTACTATAGAACCAGCAGCAATATTTCTAACTACAACTTCTATTGGAATAATATCTACACTTTTACAAGACATAATCCTTTCAGGAAATGTATCAAGGTAATGAGTTTTAATACCATGCTCTTCCATTAATTGAAATAGAAATGCAGAGATTTCCATACAGACTCTTCCCTTTCCTTGAGGAAAATCTATCTTCTTACCGTTACCAGCAGTAACTCTATCCTCATATTGTATGAGAACTTTATCAGGTTCAGATGTAGTGAATACAGTCTTTACCTTTCCTTTAATAATTTTAGTCATACCAGTGTCGGATTACCCCTGCAACAATAAAACAGTTAGTAGTGAGATAAGAAATGAAAATAAAAGTACGTACCAGAACAATGTAATTGTCGTATCGTTTAGTCTTTTCATCAGAGAAGCTACCAAGTGCATACTTCCAAATCCTCCACCATCTTATCATACAATATCTTCTAATTTATATAAACTTACCAATTCCAAACCTGCTAATTTAAGAGCAGTATCTGCCTCACCTTCTTCTTGTCTATCAACAATACAAACGATACGATTAACAGTATATCCAGCATCACGCAGTCTCTTAACTGCCTTAATGGATGAACCTGCTGTTGTAATTACGTCTTCAAGAACAGTAACCTTAGCACCCTTCTCTGGCAATGGTCCTTCTATAAAAGCACCTGTACCGTGCCCCTTTGCCTCTTTACGGACGATTAAAGCATTAAGTTCCCTCTTCTTAGTCCATGACTTCATAGCAACGCTACAAACCAAAGGATCAGCACCAAGAGTTAATCCACCTACTGCCACAGAATCATCCTCTATATGTTCTAATAATAACTCAGATACAAAATGCATGTATAATCCATGCATTATAACTGGTTTACAATTTATATAATGTTCAGTCTTTCTACCAGAAGATAAAGTAAAATCCCCTTTACGATATGCAACATCTTTTAGAACTTGTAAACAATCTTTTTTTAAATCTGTGATGTCCATTAATTAACCTCCATCAATATCACATCCAATCATAGAACCTGCCACAATACCTGTAGGAATTGCCCACCATCTACCATTACCTCTGCTTATAGCAGCAGCAATTCCACCACCTAGTAATCCACCTGCAAGTGTTCCTTCAGAACAATCATTAGTATCATACTCTTCATAAGTTCTGGTTACAGTTGATTCTCTTCTTTCAGATGAAGTATGGAATCTCCTACATGGAAACTCAACAGTCTCTTTCCAAGATCTTACATATCCAGGATTATTGAATGTTCCTGGAACATACTCTTCTCTATACTCTTCTCTAAAGCAAGTCTTACTTGTGGAATAACCTGCTTGATACTCATCAGCCAATACTGATACTGGAGTGAGTGCTAAGAGTGCTGCTAGTGCAATTTTCATTATTCAAAAGTTGAATCGGGTTCAAGGGCAATGAAATACTTCAAATCATGTTGAGTATTTGTAAATTTAGATAGTAACTTAGATGAAACAACAACATCATAAGCACCAGGAATAATCTTAATATTCTCTACCTTAAAGTTGAAAGAAAATACTTTATCAGTCTCACCAACTACAACAGCAAACTCATTAGAAGTATCATTCTTCTTATCACGAACAACAAGTTTAACAACACCTGCTTCACCAACTGCTGATAAATCAGGTAACTGATATACTGCTGCTGCCTTAAGAAGTTTTTCTAATGCAATACTATCTAACTGGAAATGTACATCTTCAGATGGAAGTGTAATCTCTTTCTCAGGTGGAGAAATAATAACTTGAGGATCTGCATAGAAGTATTTTACTCTACGCTTACCTTCACGAATAGTAAGATAAGAATCTGGAGAGAAATCCATCTCAGGATCTTGATGTAAACTCAATCCATTTAAAAATTGATTCAAATCATAAATTCCAAACTCACGAGGGAACTCTTCATCAATCTGTGCTTCTGCAAGAATATTCTTAGCAACAGATATTGTACGAAGTTGTGTACCTTGCTTAACAAGAATTGAATTGTTAATACCAGCAAAGTTTTTAAGGATGGTTAAAGTTTTGTCAGAGAGATTCATAATTAAGGCATGTTGTGATCAATGTTTCCAGATGTGATAGATGGTTTACCGTAGTGTTCATCAAAATGTAGTAATAGCATAGCATAATGTATCACTTTCATCAAGTCCTTTTTATTTCTTCCATCTTTACTTCCATAACGACTGCCATATTTTAAGATATTAGATTGACAAAATGAGGATGCAAGATCTCTAGATGCCATCAAGTCTATTGTCTGAACATTTCTATACTCATGCTTAGTTCCTGTATAGTGTCCATTATAAGTTCCTGATACATAGTCTTCAATATCTTTTAAAATTTCTTTTTCATGATACTTGTTTCTACTGTCTGTCATTTGTCTTTCTAATTCCTCCTTATAGAATTGTTGTGTCCACCCATCGTTGTATGGTGAATTTGCATTGATATATAGGTTTGCAGTATCATGGGTAAATTCACCAGCGTAACCTACTGCACCAGTATTTCCAACTCCTGTAACGATGTCTATGTTACCAGTTATATAATCTGGTGGATACTCTGTAATACCAGTTGCATCATCAGTCATTGGTTTTCCTTCTTTCAGTTGCTTCTCTTTCCATTCTTTAATTAAAGATTCTTTAAGATTCGCTTCATCATCTGGTCCGTACATTTCGTCGTAAAGTAAACTCCAAGAATTAACCATATTCAAATAAGAAATCGTTAACAAGACTCTCTGCTTTTTCTTTCCCAAACTTACCAGTAAGATAACCTCCTACAGGATCAAGTTCAGTCATATAGGCATCGAAGTCTTTATACTCACTAGTATCATTTCCAGTGGGTTTCTCTAATTCTAGCATATCTTTGTACTTAGTCAAGTAAGTCTTGAACATATCAAGGTGCTCATTGACTTCATCCATTGTGCAATATTGAATGTATATATTTTCTGAGAAGTGATTTCCAGGTTCAAAGAATCGATAGTCACCTCTACCTTTGGGCAGTCCATCAACAGAGAACAAATAGTTTTCTACTGGATGTTGGAAATCAAATACTATGATTACCTTCTTAGGACTAAATCCCATAAGATCCATACCAAAACAGGGAAGATTACTTCCAGTCTTAGGATAGATGATGTTGTTGTAGATACAAGATGTTTCATTCCAGATTTCT